TCGATACAGTCACCAACCAGTGCGATATGAACCGGTGGTCGACCAGCTCGTTTCCATCGGGCAACAGCAGTGTCAAGTGACTTGTTCCATGCGTTGATGATTCCCGCCGTACCATCCCCATCAAGGTCTTTGCCGATTTGTGTGTCTCCGATGAGTAGATGAAGTACCATGTCGGTTTCGGTTGTTGCTTTGACGGCAGGCCGCTTTTTTCCAACCAGTGCCACCAACTCGTCAATAGACGATCGCTGAACATCCGGCTCAATACGGAAGCGGTAAAACCATGTCGGCCGCGTAACAGCGTTGTCATCAGGGTTCGTTCGTGTCCAGCCATGTGTTTGGTGGCGGGCTTCAACAAGAATCGCCCGGTAACCTGCGGGGATGACACCCCCTTGAGCGAGGATGAACTGTTTGATGGCTTCATCGCCTTTGACCTGTTCTGTTGTTGTGGCTTCGACGGTTGACGAGGATGGGTCGTGTGGGTCGAAGGATTGGGTGAATGTCCAGTCACCGCTGCGCTTTTTGTTGATTGCTGGCGGTGTTGGTGTTTGGAGCAGTTGCTCGAGATCCATTAGTGCTCCGAGCAGGACTTACATTCGTTTAGCCGGTGGGTGCGCACTGTGGCTTCGGACATGGGGCATCCGTATTGGCGTAGGGTGCGTGCGATGTGGCTTGTGGTGATGTTGTGGTCTGCGAACGATACGCGGATGGCGTTTTGGTCGGTCACTGGAATGGATTCAAACCAGATGTTCCATCGGCAGGCGGTTCCGCGTTTTGGTTGTGCGGCGAGTGCTTCGAGTAGGTTCATGAGAGCACCGCGAATACGACTCCGACGGCGGTGCCGATGACACCGACGGTGAGGGCTACGGTCAACTGGCGCAGCGTTGCGAGTTGGTTGTCCTGGTCGGACATCTTCTCGGCGAGTGCCTGGTTGAGTCGTTCCTGGTGCTTGAGTCCGTCGAGCATGGCGGTGGATGTTTTCACGATGTCTTTGTTGAACGCGATCTGCTTGTCGACAAAGTCTTTTGCTTCTGATGTTTCCATTAGAACGGCATCTCCTCGGCTTTGGTGGATGCGCCTGCGAAGGCGGGCTTGATGTGCGGGTTGTTCATGTTGGGTACAACTTTTGCGCGGGGTGTTCCATCCTGGCCGGTGTACTCGTCGTACTTGAACGAAACATCACCGGTGATGATGACATGCGCATCGAGTTCGATGGTGGTGTCGGCTTGCCAGATTGTCCAGTTGCGTTCCCATGAGGCACCGGACTGGGCTTTGATGGTTTCGGCTACTTCGAATCCGAATCGCTTACCGTCGGAGCCGCGTTCGATGATGCGGGTGACGATTCCCTCGACGGTTCCGGTACAGGTTGCCTTTTTGATGGCTTCCTCTGCGGTGAGTACTGACATGGTGGTTCCTTCCTAGTTTTCGCCGAACTTGCGGCCGTAGTTGATGATCTGGTGGTAGTTGTGCCCGTTGTGGGTGATGGTGCCGAAGGCGGCAAGGTACTCGGCCAAGTGTCCGAAGCCTGTGATGCGACCGTAGTTGTAGTCGCGCTTCAGGTTGTCCTGAAGGTTTTGGTCGATGATGCCTTTGATGGTGAGTTGTGAGAGGACATGGTACATGCCGCCTCGGATTTTGATGTTGGTTTCCTTCACTCGAGTTCCCCTTCCCGGTACTGTTTCGAGCACTGGTCACACTTTAGCGCACTCTTGGTCGGATTGTGTACACATCTTGGTGGTAAATAGTTGGGCGTGTCATCAGTATCCTCTTTGGGATTATCGCCCGACCGGGCGGAGCCCTGGGTCGAGGCGGTAGAAGTTTCTACACTTGCCCACGATCCGCCGTCGGGCTCCGCCCCGGCGGTCGTGGCTTTCTTTATATATTCGGGTGACATGGGTGTCACCCTATGGGTGACCTGGGTGTCACCCCCCCTGACACTGGTGTCACCCCTTGAAACAAAGATATCCCCACGGTTGAATGACTTATGCACAACGAAATAACGGTTAGTTCCACGGTGCCCTGCCTGGCGTTTTGTTTCGATTTCGCCTTGCTCCTCGAGGTCGCGGAGTATGCGTTGAGCGTGCCGGACACTGACACCTGCCATGTCGGCGATGCGTGCGAGTGACGGCCAGGAGCCGATGTCGTTGCCTTCGTGGTCGGCAAGGATGATGAGCACGAGCTTGTGCAGGCCGTAGACGTTTTTGTTGTGGATCGCGGCGCGAGTGATTTTGAAACTCACTTTTTGTCTCCGTAGATAATGATGAGCCAGAAAATTGAAAGAACGATTAGTCCGGCTATGATGCCGGTTACACCGCCGATGATTCCTTCGGTAGCCATTAGTCTTCGAGGTCCTCGTCGAGAACGAAGTCGAGCGCAATAATCATCGCCTGAACAAAACCGGTCGATGTGGCAACGGCCTTTTGTGTGTCCATGTTCATGTCGGCGTGGCTCTGGTACTCCTCGACAAGCCCCTGGTAGATGCGGTCGCGCTCCTGCTGGATGCCGTGCTCAACTCCCTTGAGAAAGTGTGGGTGCGTGACGATGTGCTCGTTACGCGGGTCAGTCATGTCAATCATGTTGTTCCCTTCTGAAACAAGTGACCCCCCGGTGCTAGCCCACACCGAGGGGTCAAATCTATTTGGCGGGCTAGGCAGTTGGAAGCATATCACCTAACTCGAGCAAAGCGATGCGCATCCCCTCATCAGTTCCGGGCCCGTCGACCTGAACCTTCACAACCTTCGCCGCTTTGATGATGGAGTCGTTCTCGAACGCATGCCCCTGAAGTCCATCCATCGCAATCTTAAGCAGGTTGTCCACATCGGTGGTCGAGTACCGTTTCAAGTACACATCGACATGGATCGTGAGACCGTATGAGTCGATTTGCTTGTCACCGTACTTTTCGTGCCATGCCTGGGCGATGCGCTTCTCATAGTCGCTGGTCGTTTTGGGTGTGTAGACACCGCCGTTGCGTGCGAATCGTGGTCGACCCTTCGGAACAGGCTTGCCTGGAATCCAGATTCCGTGAATCACGACAACTCTTTTTTGCGTTGTGTGAACGCGGCCTGAAGTTCGACGGTGCGACCGGCATCGACGGCTTTTGACCAGAGGTTGTTGAGTTCCTCGAGCGTGGTGGCCGTGTTTGGGTCGATGACTTCGAGGGCGGCGGAGATGCGTGTGACATTCCCCCGGTTTACCTTTTCCATCTCCTCGCGCGATGCTCGCTTGTTACCGCTGTAACCGCAGTTTGCGAGTGCTCGCCCGACTGCCGATGTGGCGCAGTTCTCAAGTGCGCTCGTCTGGTTGGGTCCGGTGCCGCCGTCACGCTCGAACGCGGTATCAGCACCTGCTGCGCGAACATCATCGCGGTCGAAGTAGATCGTGGCGGTACAAACCCACTCACCCCGAGAGCGGTCTCCCTCGGTGGTGATGTTGTCGACCAGCACCGCACCGTTTGGGTGTTCCTTCCAGAACCGTTTTAGTCGTGACTCGACGGTTTCGTAATCGTCAAGGTTGAATCGTGCCATCGGCGTATCCCTTCTCTAGTTCCCATTGGTCGTGGTGGACCATCTCCATCTGGAGTCTCTCTGCGACATCGATGAGCTCACGAATCATTGCATCGTCGCGCTCGATGACCATGTGCTTTGGCTCGAACCATCCAGGTTGGAATCCGTCGGCCGTTTCGATGCGCAACAACCAGGCAAATACGCACGCTCGCGCACCGGTCACATACATCTGCCACTGAACCTGTCGACGATACTGAATCGGGATGGCGTGTTGATATCCACGCTTACCGTTATATTCCCAGTCCTTGCCGGTTGTTTTTACTTCGCCGATGAGCGACCAGTCATCGTTCAGCGCATCGGGTGTGGCCAGTTGCCACTTGTGGCCGTCAGCGTGGATGAGCCAGTTGTTGTGCTTGAGTCCGTACTCGGCGGGGATGTTGTCCACGATCCACTGTTCCCAGTCGCGCCCGAAACGCATGTAATCGTTGTCACCGATATCGACCGGGTTGAGCATGTTCTCAACTTCGGCGGCGAATCCTGCGGGTGTCGCAGCTCGAGCAACCGCGGTGGCGGAGATGCCTTGTCGGCGCGCATCATACCAGGCATCAGTGCCAGACAGTGCCACCAGTCTGGTGTCAGTTTCCGCAGAGGTCACAAGCATCCTTCGGTGCCCGGTCTGCGTATTGCGTGAATCCCCATGTTTGTTCCATCATGCAGGTTTCGCACACTGTGCAGTCCTCATGCACTTTGATGTAAGTGCCGTCTGCGTTCTGTTCTCCGTCGTGAATATCGAACAGTGCGTATCGGGTTAGTTCCATGACACCATGATGCCACCGACCACTGACACCTAATGTGATCGTGGCGGGCGCATCGCTAATGCGAGTTCACGCTGAAACGCTAGTTGCTCCTTCATTGAGGCAACGAACATCTCGGCGAGCATGCGTTCATGCTCCTCGACTACCTGCAGCAGTAGTCGCTTATCGACCACTGTGGTACCAGTCAGCAAGGGCATCATAGATTGCCATGCTGGCGGTGATGATGATGGTCATGGCACCGATGAAAGCAAGGATGCCGATGAACATGGCCTGAACTTGTTCCCCGGTCATTACCATGCACCGCAGAGGTCGCAGGTACAGTTGGCGGGTGCGATTGCGAGCATGAGCCCGGATGCCACAGCTTCGTCGACGGTGATGCAGTAGTCGTTGCACTTGGTGCAGATGTGCTGCGGGGTGATCGTGTCGCAGAACACGCAGTAGTTGTCGGTTGCGGTGATTGTGGGGTTGTACATTTCATATCCTTTGGCTAGGTGGAGTGAGTTTCACTCTCGGGATGTGTATAAAGTAACACACATTTTCCACAACACCGCATTTTTTGATAACGGTTTGGTAACGGCAAAGAGCGACCGCCACCAGCGGGAAGGGGTCACTGGTGGCGGTCTGACCGAGGAGCAGGCTCTACTCGGTGGCTTTACACCAACGTCTCGAAGTCGATGTTGCCCTTGCCTTTGAGGAAGGTTCCACCCTTGCGGATGGACAGGTGAAGGTGAGGGCCGTAACCGCGTTCCTTGCCGAGTCCTGATGCACCCGACTTGCCGATGACGGTCTTGCCACCAACAACTACATCGCCCGCCTTGACGAGAATCTTGGACAGGTGCAGGTAGTCGGCTTTGTATTCGCCGTGGCGGATGCACACGATGCGACCGCCGGCACCGCTGATGGAGTCGATGACTTTGACAACGGTTCCGTCAGCAACCGCCTTGACATCGGTTCCCATACCGACTGGGTAGTCGACACCGGGGTTCACTGATCCACGCGCTTTATGTGCTGCGAAGTTGTCGGACATTTTCTTGAGGGGTGTTGGTCGGTACCACATTTTTATGCTCCTGTGTAGGTTCGGGGGTCGATGAAGTTGAGGTCGGCGAAGTCGGTGTGTGCCAGGTCTGCCCAGGTGAAGTACCAGGTGCGGGTGACGATGCCGAGCGTGATGGTGAACTTCCAGTATTGGAGTCCGGTCGTTGCTGGCAGGTAAACGTGGTGGTCGTTGTCGAGCGCACCGTTGACGATGTCCATGGTGATGGGGTTCGGCGATGTCACAACCGTGTCGGTGACTGTCCAGACAGGTTCGCCCGCCTGGCAGAGCACTGCGACGATGGTGCCGTCAGCACCGGTTGTGGTGGCCGCGCTCCAGTCGGAGATGTGCGGCGCAAGGTTGATGTGATGTGTCACTGCATTTGTCCTAACACTAGAGAGATGAGCACTGCAATAATCGAGGAGACACCAGCAAAGCCCCACACCCGCATCTCAAGGTTGCGGATGCGACGTTCGTGATCGTCAAGTTGTTTCGGGTGGTCACCGAGTCGTTGCTCAAGTTCGACAAGCTTCTCGTAGATGCGGTCGAGTGTGATGACAACACCGGGCTCCATCACTTCTCTCCGTCTTTCGCTCGAACCGTCTCGATGGCGGAGTTGATGGTCGCATCGAAGTCTGCATCGTTCACACGACCTTTGCCTGCGAATATGAAGGAGATGGCGGCAACGATTCCGAGGACACCGATGAGTGCACCGAACGCGGCCGACTGAACAATATCCATGCCGACTACGGAACCGGCACCGAGTCCTGTGACACCGGCACCGAGTGCGAACGCAGCGACACGGAGAATACGTTTGATGATGGGTTTCATCAGATTACCTTTGCTACTTGTAGGGTCATCATCCACCGTTCGGGGTTGATGTCGTGGTTGATTCCGACTACCCGATAGGTGTCGGTGGTTCCCTTGAACGTCACGATGACGAGGGAGCCGATGTCGATGCTGGCCGCAACGACAGGATTTTGGGCGGTGTTCCAGGTGAGCGAGTTCACACGCACGATGGGGTCGGCAAAGTCGGTGAGCAGTTCCCCGGTGCGGGTGTCCATCATGTTGTTGTAACGGATGGACCGTGACTGCCCGGGTTGCCCTTCCCATTCGTAGACGTAGGTGGCATCGTCGGTAGTGTCACCGCTAAACCATGTCGATGCGCTCGAGGCTTGCTCGAACTGTGCACACGTCGAGTAGTAACGGTATCCGGTGTTGTTTGCGCCACCGTAGATGAACCATGCGAACATGACACCGTAGGCGGCGTTGGCGGGTGCTGTGGCCGTCAAAGTGCGACGAGTCCACCCCGTCTGGGTGATGGTCGCTGCGGTGCCCGAAACGGTCGAGATAGTGGCACCAGCATCGGTATACCAACGAATGTCCACACGGCCAGTAAGTGACGTTGCGGAACCGATACCTGCACGCATGTACGCGCTGGCGGTGTACTGCGTAGACGGCAACACAGGAAACGCACCATACCCGGCATCGGTTGCGGTGCCACCGTAAGCGATAGGTGCTGATGCGAGTTGTGCGGTGATGCGACCGCGGGCCACAAAGTCACCACCACCAGTCACAGCTTGTGTTGCCCCGCTCGACAACATCCCAGTCGCACCAGTATTGATGAGCGAGATTTGTTGGCGGGTCACTTCCATGTTGCCAGCACCAGACGTAATGCCGTCAGCGGTGTACGCCTCTGAAGGGTTCGGCAGCAAGTTGTACCGGTTGACTTCAGTCCACAAGTTTGTGGTCAGATCGTAGGAGCGTGCACCCCAGTCCGTCACCGAACCAGTGTCACTGTCGGACCATGCCACCGAGTACGCCTCGTACTTGTCGGAGCCCTGTGTCGATGCGCGGATGCCGATGTTGTCCAGGTTGATTTGGTTGATGACCGCAGTGGTGTCGTATGCGGTGGCGATATCGGTGTAGTACAGGTTTCCGTCGGCTACCTCGTCGGAGAACGTTCCGACCGGCAACGAGTAGTCAAAGTCTTGTGTGAACTGTGTGACGTTCGTTTTGTCGACCCACCAGTACGCACCGACCGATTGTGTTGCCAGGTCGAAGTGGTACAACAACGATCCAGTGAGGTCGTTGTCCTGTACACGGTAAGTCAGGTCGGTTGCCACCCGAGTCAATGCGTAGTCGTAGAACGCCACCGACTCCTGCACACCAGTCGCAGAGACGGTGAACGTTTCCGCCAACTCAATCTCAACGGTGTGGGATGTGCTGGTTGCGGTGAACGTGTACGACGGAATCGTCGACCCTGTAGTGGTCGAGGACAGCGTGACCGATGAACCGTTGCCGATACCAGTGACCGCGAAACGGTAGATGTTGGCCGGCACACCCGAAGTGCGCAGAATCGCCTTACCGCTCACGATGTACTGACGGCCGATAGTCAGGTCGGTGTATGTCTTTGAGATGCCGACGGAGCCCGATGTGTAGGTGCCACCGGTGGCGGTCGCCGTACCAGTCAACAACATCCCCGTCTCGGGAGTCAGTGCGGGAATAACCGTGTGCTCGAGAGTCCAAGTGTTGTTCGTGGCGGTGCCAAAGTGCGCCCACCCATCCAGAGGCAGGTTCGGCGGTGTGATGTAACCGTTCGCGCTCGAGGACTGAACCGAGGTGGATCCTGCGAGAGTCGTGACCGCGTTAGAAGCTGCGACCTTGACATAGACGGTTGAACCGTAAGTAAGCCCGGTCAGTTTGTACGTCGTAGCCGATGAACCGGTCGTAACCGTCGTAGAGGTGGCGAACGTCGAACTGTAGGACCACTGAATCGAGTATGAGGTGATGGCGGTGCCACCGTTGCTCGAAGGAGCAGTCCAAGAGATGTTCACCGCGTTCTCGAGCGCAGCCTGGCTAACCGTCACCGATGTCGGCGCGTTAGGTGCTTCGTAGTAAACGACCGACCCAGTGAGTTTGCCCCAGTTCGTTACACCGTCGGTTGAGCCTGTCGTGCCAGTCGCGCGACCGAAGTAGAAACCACCAGTGCCTGCTTCGTCGATGGTGACGTATTGGTTGCCACCGTTCAGGTAGATGCCGTTGATGGTTTTCTGCCCGGATGCGCTGGCACTCGATGCCGATGCGACCGTCGACCACCCCGAGTAATAACCGCCGATACCGACACGGAGCGTGCGTGAACCGCCACGACCAGCCCACTGAACCTCTGCAGAAGCCACCATGATGGGCTTCTGACCCTTCGAGTCGACCTGACCAGTAGTTGGCAGGGCAACACCGTTCGCCGCCGTAGACGAGTCCACACGGCCGTTAGCAGTCCACGAAGTTGTTACATCAGGTGTTGCACCACCCGCAAAGTTCAATGAAGTCATGTTCCCCCCTAGAAACTATCGATAACAGTGTTGGTGTTGACCGCGGGCACGTTCACAGTCGTGATGGCATACGGTTCAAGAGTGTTGATGCGATCTTCCCACCGCTCATAGCCTGCGGTGGTGTCTACACCCGGCACGATGACGTTCGCATGCGCCTGCACCGCATCAGTGGCCGTGATGGTCACATAAGTGTCGACCGAGAACGTGGTCGTGTTGAGTGTGTACGTCGAGTTGATGTCGGCAATCTGACCGAGATAGATGGAACCCTCATCAGCGGTGGCGAACTGTGTCGAATACACCTGAATCAGCATCTTGGGAGACAGTGTGGCCACAACGGCGGGGTCGAGCGAGTTGTACAACACCAGTGTCGCAATACCGACCTGAACCGAGTCCAGACCGAGCACACCGACGTTACCGCCGCGGTCAATGACCAACTCGTTACCCTCTGACAAGATTTCTGTCCATGCCAGGGTGGACTTGTCCTGTACGCGCACGCGCAGGTAATCGTATGGCACAGTCGAGTAACTCATCGGGTGCCCAGACGTTGAGCAGTCTTGACAGCATCAATGACAGTTTTACCGATTGTGGCCGTCGGAGTAATGCCGGTGACGTTGACCTGGATGCCTGCCCTGCCAGGTGCACCGCCCGGTGCTGACGGGTTTCCGCCAGGAGTGACTGGAGTGACAGGAGTGTTTCCACGAATCGTGATGTTGTTCCACGCATCCGAAGCCAACTGTAAAGCAGGGAACAACGTCTTGCCAATCGTGTTGATTGCCTCGAGCAACCACTTGATATCCGCAAGGAACTGTGCTGTCGAGTTGGCAAACGTGCCAATGTCCTTGATGGCTTGACCAACTGCGTTGATTTGCGCAACACCTTCAGGTGATGCCAACCATTCACCAAGGTCCTCGAAAGATTGTGCAAGGTCCTCAACGGCACGCTTACCCTCGTTCGAGTCCAACCACTTGCTGAACTTATCCGTCAACAAGTCCACCGACGGCAACAACGCTTCCGACAAGGTTTCCACCAAGTCCTCGAAACGTGCGTTCATCTTTTCAGTTGACGATGCGGTCGCTTCGGCGGTGCCGCCAACCTGACCCTCAATCTTGCCAAGAATAATGTCCTGCGCAGAGAGTAGATCGTTGGCAGCGACCAGAGCCTTGATTTGCTCCTGCTCCTGCTTGGTGAACATGATACCCGCACGAGTCAGACCGGTAAGCCCCTTGATGGGGTCCTCGAGCGCACGACCCAGTTTGACGGCCGTAACATCTTTACCCGCCGCCTCAAGGTCGAGCAGTGCCTTTGTTGCCCGGTCGAACGGTCCACCAATCTTGTTCGCCGACGAAGCAAGGTTCTTGAACGTCAACAACACCGCCTCGTTGGCACGGATGAGCTCATCATCAACACCAGTAGCAAACGAGAGAGTCTCCGCATACTTCGATAAGCGCCTAGTCACCTTGTCAGTGTTCTCACCGAACAGACCCATCTGCGTTGCGATATTCGCCAGTCGACGTTCACTCTTGCGGGCTTCCTCGCCCATCTTGATGAACTCGGGCAAGAATCCGATAATCGCAAGACCGACACCGAGCAGTGCGGTGCCGACACCCCGCATAACCTTGCCAACCTTCGCACCGAAGGTTTCCGCCTCGCCCGAAGCCTTCTTTAAGTTCGAAGCCCATGCTTTTGTTTGGGCAACTAGCGTGAGGACCATATTTCCGCGAGCCATTAGTTCACCAATCCTTGAACATCAATGCCGTTGGACTCAATCCAACGACCAATCTCCTTGTTCCACATTTTCACCACTGCTGAACGCGTGTCATTCTTTGCAGTACGCAAGTACGGGTTCCCCTTCGTGCGAATAGCAGCGGTTCGCACACCCCTCGAGTCACCCGAAAACTTCGCACCAATACGTTTGGTCAAAGATGACTTCGCATAATACCGGCCGAACGAAATAGCCTTTGCATAAGAATCGGTCGCACCACGCTCTTTAGCCTGTGCGATGACCACACCACCGAACAGGTACTGTGCCGGTCGATTGTTCGGCGTGATTTTCTTACCCGACGCGGCACGAAGCGACAAAGCAAGACGGCCAGTATCCCGAGGTGCAAGATGTGTCGCACGTTGCGCAACAATCATCGCCGCCTGCTTTACCCACTTCTGAAACAGGTTCCGCTCGAGACCAAGTTCCTTTAGTTTACGAGCGACCCCATCAGGACCGTACAGACCAGCGATGTACGCACTACCCGCTTTAGAGTGGGCAATGCGTACACCGTACTGGCCTTCAGCCATGACTGATTAGGCAGCAGTCCAGGTGGGTGCGCCAACAACCTCGAAGCGGATACCGCTCCAAGAGAAGGTGCCGTCAGCCGAAGCCTCTCCACCGAACGGAATACGACCCTGCGCCGGGATACGCAACGTACCCGAGAACGCACCAGCAGTAGCCGATGAAGTCGTAAGAACGAACGGAACCTCGTCACCGGGGTTGTTCCAGCAAGCCATGAAGAACGAGCTCGCATCAGTCGAAGTAACACCCGACATTTCAACGAACCAGTCCGACGATCCACCCAGTGCCGCATCGGCAAAAGTGGTTACGTCGGTCGAAGCTTCTTCCGACTGGAGCATGATGCTCGAGAGGTCAGCGGTGTAAGCATCCCCATCCACCGTGATGGTGATGGAGTTAGCCTTTACGCGGTTTACCATGATTTTTCCTTTACAGGTTCAGATTTTGTTTGACGGTGATAGTCGTACCGAGGTACATAGCACCGTTTAGATCAACAGCGTTCGGTTGAGTAACAGTAGCCGCATACATCCCCGGTGCCGAAGTAACAGCAGTGAGAACGGATTCAACCGCCTCATCGAGTTGCTCCGAGATTGCTTGGTTCGTTCCCGTACCGGCAATAATCTCCACATCGAATGTGATAGCAAACTCTCCGAACGTTTCGCCATTCGCAATCCAATCACCCGATGGAACCATAACGGCCATCGGCGGTTGTGCGATGTCGGGAACTACGGAGTACGCAGGCAACCCCGCAGTCTCAAGAACTGCGAGGAGCGCTGCGCGTGCTTCAGCAATCATGCGAAGTTGTACCCACCAATGATGGGGTTCAGCAGGGGATACGCACCAATCATCGGGTCACGCGCGACTCGTTGAGTCGTGGTGCCCTCGAAGGTGGCGAACTGGGCGATACCGTTCGGAGCCGACCGGCGGTTGAACAGTTCCTGACCAACCTCGATTCGGGCACGGTCATAGACATCGTTGGGAACATCACGGTCGCGAATGTACTTGTTGATGAGCGTTCCCGCTTCATCCCAGCACTGTTCAACGAACGCATCCTGGTCAGTCGTACTGTTTACATACGACTTCAGGTTCTCCCATGTCATGGCCATGCCCGAATCTCCTTGAGGTTATTAGGCGGTCTGGTCGATTCCGATGATGAAGGCCGGGTACTCATCCGCTACGGCCGTGAAGGTCGACAGCGAGAAGGCTTCGGAGAGGTTGATTGCGTTCTCCTGCGAGAGACGAAGCGCACCCGAGGTGTACTGGCGCAGAGCGAGCGACGAAACGAACGCGCACTCATCCTTGTTCACCGCGTCGAGTCCAGCATCGACGATGATCGGGATGCCTGCGATGGAACCGCGGAGACCCGAGACGTTAGCCGAACCGACAGCACCGTTCGCTTCACCAGCGAACGAGATGACCGGGGTTCCGTCGAGCGCGAGAAGGTCCTTGAAGGTTCCCTTGTCGACGATGAGCGCATCAATCTGGACACCGTTGGGCTCGAAGTACGTCGCGGCTGCATCGGCGAGTCCGCCAACCCATCCTGCGTAGTCCGTCGAAGCGAGAGTGACCTTGTTGCCAGCGAGAACCTGTGCAGCGACAACTGCCTGGTACTTGGTGCGGAGCTGGGTTGCGAGCGACTTACCGAGAGCGATTGCCTGACCACGGAGAACCGAGTCGAGATACGGTACAGTACTGCGAACCGCCGCTTGGCGGCTGACTTCGGCATACGAGCCCACCGTGATGATGTTCTCGGTCGAAGTGCCGATGTTCAGCTCGTAGTAACCGAGGTCATCACCTTCAGCAGACTGCGTGCCGGTTCCGTCAGTGATGGAGTCAACCTGTGCGAACGTGATCGTCATGCCCTCTGCAGGGGTAACGCCACGACCGAACACCGAACCGAGCGGGTTGGCTGCTTCAACGAGACGGATGAGGTCGAAGTCAACAGGCGTGACAACGCTCTCCGATGTAGTCGCACCGGTGTACGCACGCACTGCGGCATCCTCGTTGCTTGCGAGAGCCATGAGGAACTCACCAGCGGAACGGTACTGCGGTGCTGCGGGTGCTTCTTCTTTGCCGAAGTCGGCGATTTCTCGCTCAACCATTTCAATTCGCTCACGAACCTCGGCGAGTTCGGGAGTCAGGTCGCGGATTTCTTCCACGGTTTCTCCTTTGTTTTCTGCCGTAACAGGACTCTCCTGTTCCGGTTCGTCACGAACTTCCGTGACAGTCGCTCCCTCATACCAGGGGAACGAAACCAGCGAGACCTCGCGCACGAACGCATCGGTGACGATGCGGTTGCGCTGGTCATCAGTCTTTGAGTCGCGCATCATGAACCCGACCGAGAATCGGTTGATGACACCATCCTCGAGGAGCGCGATGGCATCCTTACCGCGAGAAGTCTCCGAGATCGTGGCGCGAATCTCGAAACCTTCGGGAGTGTGACGGCCTTCAACGATTTTGCCGATGGGTTCCGACTTGTCGTGTTGCCACATCAGTTTGGCTTCGGGGTCGAGCGTGACGGAGTCGCGGGCGAACATCTCACCGTTCTCAAGCTTCTCGTAAGGTACGGCAATACCGGCTACTTCGCGCTTCTCCTTATCGGTAACGCGAAACTCCATCTCACGGATTTCAAAGTTCTCCAACTGGGGCTCCTAACGGTGCGAGTTTTTCATCGTGGCGGATTTCATCAACAGTCTTGAATCCGGCGGCAAGAGCAATCTGGTGTGCCTGGTAGCGGGTAAGCGTGTCAGTGCGGAGCAACGCATCGATGTTCATGCGTGCCTCGGTACCGCGGGGCAACAACGCCGACATGGCCTGTTCGATTTCGATGTAGTACGCCGAGAGGGAGTAGCGGGTGAACGCAATCTGCTCCTGCTCGACGTTCGAGTACGTCATCGACGAGCCCGCTTCGGCCAGCATCATGTTCGCCGGAATACCCAGGATGCGACAAATCTGCGAAGTGTTCCAGTTCTGAACATCGATGAACATCGCATCGCGCGGGTTCAAGAAAAGGTTCTGGATGGAGAGTTCAGTCGGGGCAACAACCGAGCCACCAGTCTGCGCCGATCGCAACGACGTAGCGATGTCCGAAAGCGTGTCCGGTGACACAGGCACCTTCGGCGAAACAACCTGCGCCGCCATACCCGAATCAGAGAACCACTTCGATGCGAAGTCGCGGGTGTCTTTCGCGTTGCGAAGTTCAGGCTGGCATGCCTGGAGTGGACCGAGACCGTACAAGTTACCCGGCACCGAGAGCATCTTGAGGTGCTGAATCTCACTCGGTTGGTATTCGGTAGTACCCCGATAGGTGTACCCGGTGAGTTCACCGCTATCCGTTGAATTTATCAGAATGTCGAAGGGGTTCAGCACCTCAAGCTTGACAACCTCACCGCGGGCGTTACGCGAGATACGCCAGTAAGCGTTACCCGACGTAGCCATCGACGTGACGGTGCGGGCCATAAACTCGGCGCGAGTGAGTTTGTCATCGGGTTGCTTGACCCACAACGGAGTCGACTCGAGTTTCACATCGTCGCGGTAGAGGTGGACACCGATTTGCTTGATCGCGTTAGACAGGATGGAGACACCGCGGTAAACGCCTGCGATACCGAGAGCATCGGTGGTGGTGACACCCGATGTTGCGGAGCGCGGCGGTGGCACAACAGCCGACCGGTGCTCAATGGCGAAGGAGTAATCTTGCGCGACTGAACGCACCGTCTCGATTGCGCGAAGCGGGTTCAAGAAGTCAAGAAGGCTTGCCATCGCAATAATCGTACCACACCGCGCAAGATTATTGCGTGGCGTGTCGCATTTTGTATACAGTTTTGCGCAAAACGTACATTTTGTACGGTGGAGCGGTCGAGAATCGAACTCGAGTCTCCGCAGCTTCCCTTGCGGGCCTTACTACGGATCTAAACCAGTTCCGCCCCTACTGACAAGAATCACACTGGAGCAAGTCCATCGGGTCGACCGGGGGAATCGGGTAACCGTTGACAGACTCGTTGTTCATGCGCATCCTTTGCTGTGAGAGAGACAACCGCCGCACCGGTCTTACCCTGCGTGCGGCGGTATTAACAACGCTAGAATATCACGCTAGACAAGAATCGTGCGCGTTGCCACCGGCTTCAGCGTTTCGGAACCATGACAAGCGATAAGCGTAGCCATGACCGCATCAATCTCAACACTCGAGTCAATACGCGACACCATGAAACCCTCTTGTACGGCCTTCTTGACCGTTCTGGGAATCTGCACCGACAACAGCGGGTCTGGGGCATGCTTGAGCGTTTCGCGCGCCAGACGAGCGTAGAACGTCGATGAGGCACGAATCAGGTCAGCCTTCGTCACCAGTTCCGAGTTGATACCACGCAACTGCAACTCGTTGTGTAGATCGCGCAGATACAAACCATCCATCATGATGGCTCGAGGAGAGTGCCGGTGCAACTGCATCGCCACGTTCACCAACTTCTCCAGAGTCGGCTTTACCATCGATGCCACAATCTCGGTGTGAATCACACCATCAACCAGGATGGCGGCCGCAACGGTCGCATGCTCCCAGTCGGGTGTGCGGTCAATACCAAACACCACCTGACCGTCAGGCAACACCTCATCGAATCGGCGCTCGTTCTTTTGCCACATCGCAAAGGGAATGAAGGTGTTTGTGCTGGACTTGATGAACCGGTTGAGTCGATACCGCACGATGTCATCGTCGGGCAGTGTCCGGGCATCGGCAAGGACCAGCGCCGGGTCAATGCGACCATCCTGCAGTGCAGGATTAGCCTCAACCAACAGGCGCATCAGTTCGTCATCATCCTTCGGCACATACGCTTCAGAGGCTTCCCATATCCACGCACCAAACCGGTCAAGTTCTCCCGCGATCGCTTTGTCTGCGTTGCCGTACAGTCTGGCCAGCAGTTCGGAGTCCTCGTTACCCGCGGTCGTGATACCGACAAGCATCGAGTCGGGTCGAGCACCCTGACCAGCGACCAGCGCCGAGTAAGCGGCTTCATCAACCAGGTGAACCTCATCCACGATGCCGATACTGATGGGGATACCCTGCAGAGTCGATGCCTTCGCCGCACGAATCTCATACCGTGTACCTTCGGTTGTTTTCAGACCGCGGGTGTCGGTCAGTTTCGTCATCATGCTTTTCAGTGTCGGGTTCGATGCGATGATGCGTTGCAGACGGTCATACAAGATACGTGCCTGGTCGGCTTGCGATGCGATACCGATGTTGAACTGATTCGGTTTACGCAGCAGTGCCCAGAGTCCGATGGCCGAGATGACTTCGGTCTTGCCAACCTGCCTTGGGCAAGAGATGAGACACGAACGCCACCGCAACTCACCCGACGGCAACAACTCCGTCACCCGGCGCAACAACTCCCTCTGCCACGGGTCGAACCTGAAGTCCTTACCGTTCGCAACAGTCCACGCCAACTCGAACGCAGGCAGATACCTGTCGATGTCGGCGGCAAAATCATCCGAGAGTGGGAGAGTTTGGCGTGCCGGGTTGAACGTCATCGGCGCAACAACTCCGCCAACGGATCCACATCAGGCACCACGCTCGGGCGCTCCTTCAACAACGACCGGTGCAACACCCCAAACTGCGCCACCAGCGCCGCGGTCACCTCTTTGTCGAGCTCGACGGCCAGAGCCTTCAGCGCAGCGACCGATGGTGCGTGCTGTGCGGTCAACCAGTCAGCGGATGCGAGGAACTCCTCGACGGCTTCAGCAAAGTTCATGCGGGTTCTCCTTGAATGTTGAAAAGTTCGGGGATAAAAATGGAAGGTAGGGGGCGGATTAGGAGCGAGGCACAGAAAAAATCCATGCTTCGCTTGTGCGACCGCGGCCGCGGTCTATTGATTGTTAGATCATGGGATTACCACCCCCCACCGGGGGTTAGTCCAGTTGAGTCGCTTGTTGATGCGGTCTGCTTTGCTTGAGTTGCATCGTCGGCAGCAGGCGAGCAGGTTGCCTGGGTCCTGGCTACCACCTAGGGAGTGGGGAACGATGTGGTCAACGGTGTCGGCATCCCCCCCGCAGTATGCGCAGGTGTGGTTGTCGCGTTCGAGGATGTATTTGCGTATGCGTTTCCATTCCTCGGAACGTAGGTCTGACCTGTCCTTTGCTGGCATTAGATCACCTCGAGTCCGGTGAACTCACCGCCGGGTCGGGTGAACATCAGGATGGCTCCACGCTTTGACATGTCACCGGTCTTGTGTTTCCACCATGTCGACTCGGATTCCATCGTTGGGGTACACAGCACTAGGCGGTCGCGTTTCGACTTGATGCTGAACTCGTGCTCGTGGCCGTGTACGAGGATATGACCCGCCTGCGCCGCTTGGAGATTGAATGATTGACCAGCCCACCAATCCATCGACTTACCCCGCGCCCATTGGTGGCCATGTGCCAGGACCATGACGGTACCGTTGAAGTCAACAACCAGGTGATCCTGGTCGATGTCGGGAACATAGATTTTGACATGTCCGTACCTCTCTGGGTTTACTGCGATGGCTTCTGCGACGGCGATGGCTGCTTCAGTAGCGTGGCCGTCATCTGCTCGGGTCTCTTGGAATCGTTGAACTTGGTCGTGATTCCCATTGACCACAGACAGCCACACTTGGGGTGCTCCGATAAATGAATCAATAGATGCGAGTAGCATGCGGCGCAGAATACGAGTTTGTTCTGTAAGGGTGAGCCGTGAACGCCACATGTTCCGGCCGTTTTGGGATTGGTTACCCTCGATACAGTCACCAACCAGTGCGATATGAACCGGTGGTCGACCAGCTCGTTTCCATCGGGCAACAGCAGTGTCAAGTGACTTGTTCCATGCGTTGATGATTCCCGCCGTACCATCCCCATCAAGGT